TTATCGTCTATATTTTTTTGGCGTAAATTTCTCTTTAGCTTTTAATTTAGTAATGCGTAATGATGATTCAAGAGAAGCACGCAGCAGCTCTCTAGTTTCATCGTCGATTTCTTCATCACCGTTATAAAATGCTAAGCCGGTTTCTGAATCTAAATCATTCATCAATCGTTCTAACCGCTTTTGAATGTCTAACTCATCACGCTTTGAGAGAGTAGGTTTAAAATTAGTATTATTGCCATTAATTAAGTAATCTGTTGAAACATTAAATATTTTAGCTAATTTGGAAAGGGTTGTTGATGTAGGAATGCGTTTATCTGTCTCATATTGTGATATGGCGTTTCTAGTAACATTTAATTTTAATCCTAGTTCGTCTTGAGTCATATTATATTGTTTGCGTAAGTTTTTTATTCTATTTCCTATTTCTGGTGTATTTAACCGCTTTGGGATATCTAACTCGTCACGCTTTGAGAGGGTAGGTTTAAATTGTTTTTCTGTTTTATTAAGTGTAGAATCTTCTATTAATTCTTGAAGTGTTATTCCTAGTATAGTTGCTATAGATTGTAATTTATCTATTCTTGGCATACGTGCTGCATTTAACCAGTGCGACACACTAGCATCACTAACTTTCAACGAGTTAGCTAAATCGCGTTGATTTATATTATTTAGCCACATATAGTGTTTTAAATTTTTGGCAAATATTTCTTTATTAGTCATTGAGAGAGAGAGAGTAGGTTTAAATGTAGGAGCACCTAATAAATAATCTGTAGTTACATTAAATATAGCGGCTATTCTTAATAGTGTAGAGTTATCTATTTCACGTTTGTTGTGTTCCCATAAAGAGATGGCAGGAGCGGTAACACCTAGTTTATCTGCTAACTCTTGTGCTGTCATATTATGTTTATTTCTTAGTGCACGGAGTTTATCACCAGTAGAGTTCATTTCAATTCCTCCTATAAATCCCTTCGAACTTCTACCGCTTTACCGATAATCATAATTGGTAAAGTTGCTATATCGTGATTGCTATAGAACATTCTAGGGAATGCCCTTACATTATCACCAACAATATCTATACCATCCGAACGGTGGTATATGCGTTTGATAGTCGCCTCGTTATTTGCAATAGAAACGGCAGCGATTTCTCCGTCTTCAACATCAGGTTGTTGCCTAATCACAACAATATCATTATCAAACAGGGTAGGCTCCATTGAGTCGCCTTTTATACGTAATGCGAAATATTCTCCACGCATGGCCATCGAATGTGAAATTTCTATCCATTCATCATATTCAGTGACAGCTGTATTTGGAATGCCGGCAACGATAGAGCCTAATACAGGAATACGAACGCCCCGGCTAAGTGGTATAGCATAATTTATTTCAGCTTTTAATTCGTTAGTAGTGTAATTCCTGCCGAGTAAGTAATCAGTTGTTACGTTGAAATATTCTGCAATAGTAGCAGTCATTTCTTGGTTAGGCTCACGAGTATTATTCTCCCATGTTGATATTGTTTTATTTGAAACATTTAATATTTCACCCAACTCAACGCCAGTCAATCCTTTTGATTGACGCAGAGCTTTTAATCTTGATCCGAATGTGCTCATGAATACCTCCAAATGGTTATTCCTATATAGTTAATTTACCATAATGTAGAATAAAAAATAAAACTACAATTTGTAGAAGCGGTGCTTGATATTCTACGAAATGTAGTTTATAATGAATACATAATATAAATCTACAAAAAGTAGAATGCAAGGAAGGTGGGATTCAATGAAATTAAAAAGACTTGCTAAGTTGCGAATGCAAGCAGGACTAACTCAAACAGAGTTTGCAGTAAAACTGGGGTTATCTATTAAAAATTATAACCATAAAGAAAATGGAATACGAAAATTTACTCCAGCAGAGATGAACAAAGTATATAAAGTTCTTAAAAGAACTAATCCAAAACTAAACATGCAAGATATATTTTTTAATTGAAAAATCTACATAAAGTAGACTATAAATAAGTAGGTGAAACATGAAAATGACATATACATCAGAGGAAGTAATGGATATTCTTCATTGTTCAAAAAGTACTCTGATGAACTACAAGAATCGTGGGGTTTTGCAACCAATTAAGGGAGTAAAACCTATGTTGTACAGCGTTAGTACTGTACAAGCATTTATAGATGGCGACGAAGAATATTCGCCATTGCAATACAATTCTCTAAAACGTGAATTTAAACGTTTGCAAGAAGAAAACAGACGTTTAAAAGCTAAATTCTTGAAAGTACAAAATGTAATAACTGTCGAGGTAGGTGATTTAATAGAAAACTTACCTTAACTACAAAATAGCACATAGAAAGGTGGTGGTGCTATGAAGAAGATTGCACGGAGTGAATTTGATTCGGCACTCCGTTGCGTAGATAAGAATCAGAATAAAATAGCTGAGGATCTAAATGTAAGTATCCGAAGCTTGAGTAATTATTTAAGTGGTAAACAACAACCGCCATGTGATGTAGTAGCACAAGCGGTAAAAGAGTATGGCTTACATAGGTTAGCGGTAGCTCAATTATCAAGTTGTTGCCCGATTGGAAAATTGTATTTACCAGATATAGAGTTGGTAACTCTTGAAATGGCTGTATTGAAGTTTCAACAACAAGTACACGGCATTAATGAAATAATGCACGAGTTGATACAAACTGCGTGCGGAGAGCCAAGTACAGACGAGGAAATAAACTTTATACAATCAAAAATAAAAGAGTTAACAGGTGCATGTATTGTTGTAAATGTATCTTTAGAAAGGAGAAAACATGAGATACGCACAGAGAACAATAACCATGCGTAAAGCTCCATGGTACAGAGTTTTACGGTGGGATAGAGTAGCCATAATATGTGCTGTAGTTGGCAGTATATCTATAGGGGTATATCAAATGATACCGACAGAACAACCAACCACTACATATGAATATGTAGTACAACCAGGAGATACATTATGGAGTATTGCATATAAAAATGTCGGTGAACAAAAAGATGTTCGCCGAGAAATATATGATATTAAATTTGACAACAATATCAATGAACATATGCGGGATATACACCCCGGTGATGTTCTGATATTAAAAAAGCCTATTAACCAACCGCGACATTAGTTAATAGGCAAATATAAAATAACTAATTTTATTGTAACACATGGAGGTAATTATGCAATTAGTAATTGAATTTAATGAATTAAACGAATTAAAAGAAGAATTAAAAAAATGGAATGAAGTGTTCCAAGAAAAACCATGTTGTAAATGTAAATCAGTGGCAGAAGAAATTGAAGATACTGCCACAACAAAAAGAAAAAGAAGAGCAAAAACAGAAGAAAAGCCAAAAGTAGAAGAAAAACCAGCTGAAGAGGTTAAGGCTGTACCTACAGTTGAGGAAACTCCTACAGTAAATGAAGTTCCTATAGTTGATTTTACAGAAGAAAAACAACCGGAAAAAATGGATACTCCAGTCGAAGAAATCGACGTTACTCCGTTTGACCCTAAAGCATTTTGGGCTGAATTGTTGACATGGATGGGTAAAGATGGCCAACGTGCGACAAATGCGTTGAAGATATTTAGATCTCATGGCATAGAAAAACCATCATCAAGTCAATTGACTGATGATATTGTAAATGAATTAAAAGCGTTAATGGCATAAGGAGTAAGAGAGAATGGCAGCACGTACATATGCACAATACAAAAGAGTATTAGACGAAGTAACGCCTCAGTTAGAGGTGTTACAAAAAGCAATAGAATTAGATCCTGATAATGCAGGAGAATATAAAAAGGCGATTGCTTTTTGTGAAACAAATATCGCTGTAACATCGGCAATTATACAAGCAATAAAGCTTGTTAATAAAGAGGATAACAAGCGGAAACAAAAAGAGGCGGAAGAAAAGAAAAAAGCACCTGAAGTTAAGACAGAAGAGAATATAGAAAATGAAGCATTAAGCTTATTCGGCGAGTAAGCAGGAGGTAATTATGGCTGGAGAATGGTTAGCGTGGACAAGCATTCGTAAGATGTTCGATTCCATTATTTTAGAGAAAGAATATAGTTGTGATTACACAACTATATATCATTTTGACTGTGGGCATACATTTGGAGGATCGTGGAAGCGAAAATTCAAATATTATACTGGGTTTTCCACGGAATCCAAATATTATATTTGCCCTAAGTGTGGCAAGCGGTCTAATCCGCTTAAAGATAGAATATATGTATCACATGACGAAGATGGGATATATCCCATCTCAATGTCTATACAAGTAATTAATTTTAAAAATTTTTTGGATTTAGTGGTTCGGTACAGGGGATTTCAATTATCTCTTGATGGAACTAGAAGCGAAGAGGAATCTTACACGGAAAAACTTCGCTTTGATTTCAAAGAAAAGAGCGCATTTTTAATTGATCGGAATAAGGTGCGCCATAAAATAACGCCGACATATTTTAGTACGGCAGATAGTGTATTACCTGTACTTAATTATGTAGGCGCTTCATATGCAGTGTGTGGAAGCAGAAAAGCAGAATTAAACAAGGTGTTTAAAACTTTACGACTTGCGTTTGAACGCAGGTTAAAAGAAACATATGGGTTTTCTGTTAAAAAAGTGTATATACCACCCAAAATTTGTGAGTATGGCGGATATCACAACACTATGCTAGCCAATATGGCACTTAAAATAGCTGCTCCGGATATGCCACCCATTACAGAAATATCCAAAAGTACAAAGTTGTGGAAATATGAGCATAGACATCAACCAATATGTATTGATATTGATGATGTGGTTTTTGATGATACAAGAAGAAAAAGCGTCGGGTTTATCGACGCTTTAATTAAACAGTATCACGCACCGAATTCAAAAGCATTGCGTAAAGCAATGGCTACAGATGTTATGGTGGTTACTACTGCTAATGTATTGAATCTTTTTAAAGATGAAAACATTAGGCGTAGGCTGTTATCATATAATGCAAACAAAATCGGATATCTTGGTGTATCCACGCAGAGTGTTTGTGAATCAATGCGAGTTGAAAACCAACTCATCCGTGACATGTGGCTGCAATTAATTGAGCGACATGGTGAAAGCAACGCTCTAAATTATTTGCTAGCAAATGACCGTTGTGAAATTCGCGATATGTGTATGATGTATGAAAAATTAAATAAACCATATCGCAAATTGGTGTGGGATAAAAAGTGCAAGTTAAAAGAATTCCATGATTGGATTGTTGAAATTTATAATCAGCAAGAATATGGAGATGTGAATTTGCCAGCTATCCCAGCATTAAATAAAGATGTCAATGGTATGCATTTTATGGTTCCGAAAACTGCTGCAGATTTAATGACAGTAGGTAAGCAGTTAAAGAATTGTGTTGGTTCATATAAAGGTCGCGTATTAAAAGGTGGCACGGCGATTGTAGTTGTAACGAATCAAGATATGAAACCCGTTGCATGTTTAGAGTTAGAAAGATGTGATGGTACATTTTCAAAATTGGTACAAGCGAAATTATTCGCGAATAAACGTGTAGCAAAAGATGAGTTCATTAACGCTACTGTTTTGAAATGGGCGGAACAGTTAAAAATTGCACCTACTACCATTGATGTTACAGCCCAAGCTAGTTAAGAGAGGTACATTATGAAACTGAAAAAATTAAACATAAGAAATTTCAAAGGGATCAAAAAAAATACTTTTGAATTTAATGGAGATAATGTTGTTATCCGGGGCGATAATGCCACAGGAAAGACAACGGTATTTGATAGCATGTGCTGGTTGCTATTCGGTAAGGATAGCCTAGATAGAGCCGATTTTGAAATAAAGACAATAGAAAACGGCACTCCGCTTCATAAAGTTAATCATGAAGTGGAGGGAGAGTTCATGAATGATGATGGTACATTATTCACATTAAGACGTGTATATCGTGAGAAATATAGTAATCCGAGAGGGGGAGAGGTAAAACTTACGGGGCATACTACAGATTATTTCATTGATGAAGTGCCGGTAAAAGAAAAGGAATATAAAGCTTACATCAATAATATCATTGATGAAGATGTATTCAAGTTGATTACAAATCCGCTCTATTTTAACGAACAGTACAGTTGGCAAAACAGACGGAAATTATTACTTGAAATGTGCGAAAATGTAGATGATGAAAGCGTTATTCATTGTCACGGAGAATTGAGAAAGTTAGCATCAATTCTTAATGGACATACAGTTGAAGAGCATAAAAAAATCGTTGCATCTAAAAAAGCAGCCATCAACAAAGAATTGGATATGATACCTGTTCGCATTGATGAAGCAATTGAAAACAAGCCGGAAATAACAACTAATAAAGAAGTATTAAAAGAAAATATTGAAACGCTTAATAATGACATTAAAAAGCTTGAAGAAGAGAAAGCGTTATTAAGTAACGGATTGAGTGCAGTAGAGAATCAGCTAAAAATTAAAGATTTACAACAAAAAAGCGAGGCAAGAAAAAATGAAGTACTATCCATGTACCATATGGATAAAAAACGCTTACAGAGTGAATATGAGTTGTTATTGAAAGAAGTGAAGTCATTACAAGAAGAACGGCAAAAGCTTATAAGTCAAAGTTATGATATTGAACAAAATATCAAACGTGAAGACGAACATAGTAAGGCATTACAAGATGAATTTAATGAGTTAAATAGTAAGCAGTTTGATGGCATAATTTGTCCGACGTGCGGACAAACATATCCAGAAGATCAATGTGAAGTATTAGAACAACAATTTAATAAGCAAAAGGCAGATAATCTTGATAAACTGCAAGGTTTAATAAATCGAGCCATTGAAAGTAAGAAAACATACAGCGAAGAACAGGAATTACTCACTGTTAAAGTTGATAGTTTAACAAATCAATTAACAGATAAAGAAAATGCATGTAAAGCAAGCAAAGAAAGGTTTGAAGCGTTACAAGAGCCTGATGTAAATAGTGATGATGAATATGCCAGCTTGCAAGGTGAATTATTCTTACTTGAATCGTCAAGCAATGAAGATAATGAAGAAGAAATTGAGAGAAAAAGTGCTGAAATTAATGCACTAAAAGAAAAGCGAAATGCACTGGAGAGTGAACTGAATAAATATAAGTTAGTTGATGATATTGACAAACGAATTGCAGAGCTTGAAAGCAAGCAAGAGCAACTTGCAAATGATAAGAATGAGCTGGATGAAGCTATGTTCCTGATGGATGAGTTTATAAAAGCAAAGGTCGATATGCTAGAGCAGTCGATTAATAGTCATTTTAAATATGCACGATTTAAGATGTTCAACGTATTAGTGAATGGCAACATTGATGAGTGCTGCGAAACTACTTATAAAGATGTGCCGTACCGGAGCATGAATAATGCAGCACGTATCAATGTAGGATTGGATATCATTAATGCATTGACGAATTATTATAAAGTAACTGCTCCAGTATTTATTGATAATGCTGAAGCGGTAACTGAATTTATTGATGTGAATAGTCAAACGATAGAGCTTATCGTTGATGTAACTTGTAAAACATTAAAAATAGCGTAGGAGGAATACAAATGGCAAACGAAGTAGCAACAAGAAATAGTAATTTACCTGGTTTTCAATCAGCAGAGGGTTTTGAATTATTACAACGACAAGCGAAGATGTTTACACATTCAACACTTGTCCCCCCGCAGTTTCAGGGAGAACAGAATTTAGGGAATACAATTATTGCATTAGAAATGGCACAGAGAATGGAAGCAAGTCCACTAATGGTAATGCAGAATTTATATGTTGTGCATGGAAACCCTGGTTGGTCGTCAAAATTCTTAATTGCAACGTTTAATCAATGTGGGCGATTTGAAGCAATTAAATATAGACCTACAGGAACAAAAGGCACGGATAGTCAAGGTATTATTGCTTACACAAAAGAAAAAGGCAGTGATGAGATTATAGCAGGTCCCGAAGTAACCATTGCTCTTGCAAAACAAGAAGGCTGGTACGAAAAGAAAGGATCTAAATGGAAAACAATGCCTGACCAAATGTTGAGATATCGTGCAGCGGCATGGTTGATCAGAACAACTGCCCCCGAAATTTCAATGGGATTACAAACTACTGATGAAATTATTGATGTAGAGGGCAAAGTAAGTGATGTTATTGATGATGTAACTACTACTATTGAGCATAATGCTAACAGTGAAGTAATTGATGTACCTATTGAAGATGAACCCACATTTGTTGATAGTGAAACCGGGGAAATTTTAAACACAGAAAAGATGTTTAGTAATGATTAATATTGAAGCGTTCGGTAGCAGTTCGAAAGGTAACTGCTATCGAATTAAATCAAGCGTAAATGGTGATGAATTATTACTTGATGTAGGCTTACCTTTTAAAGATGTACAGCGAGCTTGTAAGTATAATTTCATTAATTTATTAGGTGCTGTAGTAACACATCAACATGGCGACCATTCAAAGGCGGTGGTTGATATGTTGAAGTTAGGACATAAGATATACATGTTACAAGATACAGCACAAGCATTACATGTACTTGATGAACGCACCTGGATTGAAATAATACCGAAACAATCAATAAAAATAGGCGTATTTACGGTGTTACCGTTCGAATTAGAACATGATGTGCCTAATGTTGGATATTTAATAACAGACGGTGAGGAAAAGCTCTTATATATTACTGATACATATTATTGTAAATATACGTTTAAAGGTGTACATCACATTCTAGTTGAGTGTAACCATTCTTATGAAATATTAAACAAAAAAGTGGCGGATGGTGTATTGCTTAAACATAGAATGGAGCGGTTAATTCAATCACATTTTGCGTTAGAGAATGTAATTAAATTTCTACAATCTATGGATTTAACTGTATGCAAATCAATTCATTTGATTCATTTATCAAATGAAAATTCGAATGAGAAAGAGTTTAAACAAGCTGTACAGGTGGCAACCGGTAAGCTGGTAATCGTACATAAAGAAAAGGAGTAATGATGGCAAAGGATACATATTATTTTAGCCACGATGTTAATGCCAGTAATGACCCTAAAATCATTGTTATGAAAGAATTGTGCGGTGTTATATCGTATGCCTGGTGGTGGATCTTAATTGAGCAATTAGCAGCACAAGAAGAATACAAACTTCCTATGGATAAAATTACCTTTACTGGACTCGGAATAGCATTTGGAATGAAGCAAAATGAAGCAATTGCTTCAAGCAACGAAGCAAAATTAAGCACCGCGAACCAAGCTGAAGCATATGTGAATTTGCTTATTAATGAGTGTGAACTGCTTGAAACAGATGGTGAATTTTTTTGGTCGCCATCACTACTTAGACGAAATTTGCTTCGTAAAAAAAAGCAAGAAGAAATATCTAAGAAACGCAGTGAGGCTGGGCGTTTAGGCGGTCTTAAGAGTGGCAAAGCTCGAAGCAAAACGAAGCAATTGCTTGAAGCAAACGAAGCAAACGAAGCAAACGAAGCTATAAGAAAGGAAAGGAAAGGAAAGAATATATATTCATATTCATATGAAGAAGACGCCCGCGAAAAAGAAATGCCAAATGATCCATATAAAAACGTATTTAAAATTTACATGAATGATGTTGGTGAAATCTCACCAATTACAAAAGAGAAGTTAGAATACTTAGTTGATGATTTTGGTGAAGATGAAGTCATTACAGCGATTAGTAAAGCTAGTAAAGAGGGAAAAGCAAGTACTGCATACATTACAGCGATTTTAAATAACAAAATAAGAGAGGAGGCAGCAAATGGAGCCGCTAAACGTAACAGCAGAAATAGAACGAATACGAAAGATGAGCCAGTTGACTGGCAAGCCGAATATGAAAGAGTCCATGGCAAACAATGAATTCTTTTATCCTGTGTATGATGAACCAATCATTATGCAACTGAATACAAATGCTAATTATTCAGCAGTAGGCATACCGAAACTATATTATGACATGAGTTTTGAATGGTTGCGTAAGCACGGTAAATTCCCAAAAGAAAATGCGGGAGCATATGCAGTTGTTAAACAGTATACTGACAATTTAGAAAAGAATATTAGTGCTGGTAAAGGCCTCATTTTAAGAGGCCCAGCCGGTACTGGTAAAACATCTATAGCCGTTAGTGTTTTGAAAAAAGTGATTGCATTAAGAAAAGGCTGCATGATGATTTCTATGCCAAGCTTGCTAGACACTATGCTGACATTATCAAAAGGCGATAGAGTAGCATTTCTACAATATGAGCAAAAGCTTAGAAGTATACCGCTATTATTGTTAGATGACTTCGGAGCTGAATATTTAAAGTCAGATTGGGTTAATAACAAAGTGGAAAGCGTTATTATTGACCGCTGCCACGCAATGAAAGCAGTTATATTGACAACAAACTACAATGAAGATCAAACGAAAAAGCATTATAGCGAACGAGTGATTGATAGATTAAGGGGAAGTGATTATGAAGAAGCTGTGTTTTTAGGTCCGTCACATCGATAAAAAATACAAAACGCTTAAATTTAAGCTGTAAGGATGGTAAAAATAATGTGATGTATATTTTATCAAGAAATACAAAAACCAAGCAAATAGCCATGAAATTTTTAGTTTTTTGAGTATGTATAACAAAAAGAAAGGGTCATGAAAATATGACTGATGAAATAATGAGCATTACATTAGATTGTCAATATCCGACGTTGAACGAGTATATCAACGTTGAAAGATATAATCGATATAGTGCGAATAGTCAGAAACAAAAGTATACAAATATCACGAAAATGTTGGCAAAACATTGTAATAAAGTTACTGAAAAGGCAGATATGTTATTTGAATGGCACGTAGCAACAAGACATGATCATGACAATATAGCGTTTGCTAAAAAGTTTATTCTTGACGGGTTTAAACAAGCTGGAGTGATTAAAGATGATAAGCAAGCGTATATCGGACATTTATATGATGAGTTTTACAAAGATACGCGGTCATATGTAATTGTTCATGTGTTAAAACATCAAAGCAATGGAAGATTGAAAGGGTGATAATAATGGATAAAAAAGAGTTGAAAAGTGTTTTGCATCCTTTTTATACTAGAGGTTTCAAATTTATTGCGAAGGATAAAGATGACGGTGTTCACATTTATAAATCAAAGCCTACAAAAGAAAAAGAGTGTTGGGTCACTAATGGAGTAGTGTGCAGATTGGTTTCTTCTGATGAAAAATCTTTCAACATTTTTTTTGGCGACATCAAATTTGAGGATAAAGAACCGTTTGATATTGTCAAAGCTATGAATACTATTGAGTAGTAAACTTACATTTACAAAAAAAAGGAGAAGTTACGATGAACATAAGCGAACATAAAAAACAGATTTTGTATATGTTTTACACCGACGGATGGCGATACCTTGCACGGGATAAAATCGGCTATATGCACATCTTTACAGAAAAACCGACAAAGGGGGAGGCTTGCTGGTTATGCAAAAAGGGAATTAGAGGGGGCTTCTTTTTTTATGACGAATCATTTGAGGATATACGGTTCGAGAATGCAGAACCACTTGATATAGGTATGGAATTAGGTTTGGCTGATGACGATAACGCTTAAATAAGGCAAAGAAAGGAGCAGTTATGATGAACAAAGAAGAATTGAGAAAAGAAATTTTACAATACTTATATGACAAAGGTTACAAATACATTGCCAGAGATTTAACCTTACACCTCTATATTTACAAAGGGAGACCTTACAAGGAAGGCGACGTATGGACGTCCGCGGACATAGCAGGGCTTTCACTTAAAGCGTTTGGTGACTTATTTGAAAACGTCAAATTTGAGGACGAAGAGCCTCTTAGCATTGCAAAAGAGTTAGGTATCATTGACTGGGCAACAATACCTAAGGATACTAAAGTTTTAGTGTCACAAGATGGTGACACTTGGGTTAGAAGACATTTTGCAGAGTTTAATGAAAAAGGCATTCATAAGTTTATCGTGTATGGTTATGGTGAAACGTCGTGGACTGCAAGTGATGATTATAAGGTAACTTATGAATATTGCAAGCTAGCAGAAGAAGAGGAAGAACAATGAGAGCATATATGATAAAAAAAGCATGTAAATTGATGAACAATTATTATGTGCGACATAGGTTAAATTGGCTAGTATTATATGAGTATTTCTATGAGAGGGCGTAATATGCAGAGAAAATGTCATAGATGTGGTAAATTATTTACTCCAGAAAGTGCTGATAAAATTTGTAATCAGTGCATATATGAAATACAACATGGAGAACTAATGTGTGATAAGCACGTAGAGAAAAAAGTGATTATAAAAGATGAGAAAAAAGAGGGAGATTTAACTAAAAAATACAAGAAAACATGTGTTATTTGTGGTAACGAATTTTCTACAAATAGAAAAGATAAAAAGACGTGTGGCGTTGCCTGTACACACGAATATAACAAGAAAATTAAGCGAGAAATATATAATAAGAAAGGGATTAATCGATAAGTGGCAGAGTTATCAAAAGAAGAAAAAAGGCGATTAACAAGAGAGTACATTACAAGAATTAATGATTACTACATTGAAGAAATGGCACTAAAAAAGCAATTGAATTTATTGATTGAAAGAATGGGTCCGGCAGAGTTACCTACTGGCAATTCTGATGGAATTTCTAAAAATAGTGATCTAGACATCATGCAGCAATTCAAGCAGCTGACAAAACTAAAAGATGAAATTGATGATTTAAAAGAAAAAGCTGTTGAATGTGAGCTTACTGTAATTAGAGAAATATACAATATCAATGAGCCGAAATATCGTGCGATACTCATTGAAAGATATATGAACAGGAGAGATATATACGCAATATCAGTCGTATACAGAGAGTTAGGCATGCAAAATAACTCAACGAATTATATTAAGAGAGTACTTAGAAAAGCGGAAGAATTATTTTATGAAAAAAATTTAAAAAATAGGGGGGTGCACCTAACGTGACTATAACTATTCAGTGCTGGAGCAGGTTTGTAAGGGGTGGGGTGTACCTAAATGCACCTAATCTTACACTAAGTGTTCAAAAAATACACTAAGTGCACCCAAAATGCTATTGATTGCACCCTCTTGACAGTGATATGATGTATATGTCGAAGAAAGGCAATAAAGAATCTTCATGTGTGCACTATCTCTCTTAACAGCATAATTACCAAAGAAAACAAAAGAAGCATCTCTATAGCGGGGTGCTTTTTTTGTATGCAAAAATATAGAAAGGAGAAAAAAGTATGAAAGTTGTACAAATTTTAACGGATGCATTAATTCCTTATGAAAATAATCCGCGTAACAATACAGAAGCAGTAGATTATGTAGCTAATTCTATTAGAGAATTTGGCTTTAAAGTGCCAATCGTAATAGATAGCAATAACATTGTTATTTGTGGACACACTAGATTACTTGCGGCCAAACAATTAAATATGAAAGAGGTTCCGTGTATTATTGCTGATGATTTAACAGATGAACAGATTAAGGCGTTTAGACTGGCAGACAACAAAGTCGGTGAAATTGCTACCTGGGACCTAGGTGTTTTAGTTGATGAATTAAAAGACGTTAATTTTCTAGATATGGAAGATTTTGGTTTCTTAAATGCAGATGAGCTGCGGGCGGATTTTTTCGACGAAGAAGATCACAGCAAAAATAAAGACGATGAATCAGTACAAGAAGATAACGGAATAGTCGTTAAGGTTATATGTGATGATAGAAATTATCAACAGCTTATCGACTATTTAGACGCCAATTTATTTGTGTATGAGGTGTAATATGGATAGTTTTATTGTTTGCAACGTAACGATAGAGGGCTTTCATTACTGGGAAAATGCACCTGTTATATATGGGTATTTAAGAAATAATCATAGACATATGTTTAATATTGAATTACATATCCCGGTTAGAGAGCTTGATCGTGAAATTGAGTTTATTGAAGAACAACGTATTATTAAAGAGCGTATTTTAGCGAAGTTTGGAGATCGTTTAGGTTATGCACAATTTGAAGGCATGTCATGTGAACATATTGCAAAATGGCTCATGGAGGAGTATTCAACGGCAACCTATTGCAAAGTAATTGAAGATACAAATGGAGGGGCTATTCTTGTTCGGAAACAACATCAAAATCCATTTTGCCGGCTCGGATAATGTATTTAATAGTACCGTTGGGTTAAAGTTAGCAGATGTGAATTATCGTTTATATACTTGTTATCCGTTTATTGTTGATAAAAAAATAACCGACGATTTTACATTGAAATCTAATGCTCCGCTGATAAGAAAAGACTTGCAATTTAAACATATAATTCAAGATAGTGGCTTATTTACTTTGATGTTTGGTGCTGCAAAAAATAAACAGCTTACATATGATGATTTAGTTGACTGGCAAGATAAATTGATTAAGTTTACTAATAGTAATGATTTACAGCAGACATGCGTTGAAGTCGATTGTCAAAAAGTTTTATCTCCGGAAGATGCGTGGAAGTTGCGGTATAGAATGCGTGATAAGTTAAAAAATAGACAAATTAACGTATTTCACAAAGAAGATGGCCGCAAAGGGCTAGACCGTTTGATTGAATTTGCTGAATATATCGCAATTAGTGTTCCTGAGTTGCGTATCACTAATCCAAAATCATTTAGAGAAGATACGCATAGGCTTGCATGGTACATCAAGAATAAAAAGCCAGAGATTGACATTCACTTATTAGGCTGCACAGACCTTAAAATGTTAAAGCAGAATAGGTTCTGTACATCAGCGGATAGTACATCATGGTTAGCACCTTTGCAGTTTGGTATTAGCCGAACATCAAAAGGGAATATGCATATCAACTATCACAATAAAGAAATTAAACAGCAATATATGGAACAGGCTCGGCTGTTTGGAGTAAAAGAAAAGTCGTTACCTAGAACAGCTGATTATACTATATCGGCATTATTAAACAAATTAGACTATCAAAGTGTAGCAGGTAGTCAAGATTAGGAGAAAGTAAATGTATTATGTATCAAAACGAATGGAGATTGCAGGTAGCCATAAACTAAATTTAGACTATGAAAGCAAATGCCAAAACCTACATGGCCACAACTGGATAGTAACTGTATTTATGAGCGGTAAAGAATTAAATTCTAATGGAATGATTATGGATTTTACACATATTAAACGAGCTATTCATGATAGATTGGACCATGCTCATATTAATGATGTAGTAGGAGATATTAACCCTACTGCTGAAAACATGGCAAAATGGATATGTGACCAATTAGGTGAATGTTGTTATAAAGTGTCAGTACAAGAGAGCGAGGGGAATATTGCAATATATGAACGTGATTGAAATATTTAACAGCATTGAAGGAGAAGGCATTCGAGCGGGTGAGTTATGTACATTTATTCGACTAGCAGGATGTAATTTGCGTTGCTCGTATTGTGATACTCAATACAGCTTTACTGGCGGCAAAAAAATGACTATTGGAGAAATTGTAAAAATTGTCGATAGGTATGGCAATTACAATGTAACAATTACAGGCGGAGAGCCATTATTGCACGATATATCACCGTTACTTGATAAGTTGTCTAATTACTATGTCAATATAGAGACTAACGGCAGTATTGATCCAATTCCGAAATATAAAAAGTATAATAACGTTATGTTTACAGTGGATTATAAATGTCCCTCGTCCGGTCAAGAAAAATTTATGAGAAATGGAGTCGCATTACAACAATTAAGATGTCATGATGTAATTAAATTTGTTGTGGGAAGTTTAGAAGATTTAAATTGTATGAAGCAATTAATACAAGAGAATAAATTTAGATCACAAATTTATGTATCACCGGTATTTGGAGAAATTAAACCTAGTGATATTGTTGATTATATGAAGACATATAATTTACAAGGAGTTAGATTGCAGTTGCAAATTCATAAGTTTATTTGGCCTCCAGAAATGAAAGGAGTATAGCATATGATGAATAAAGACCTTATTGAACAAGGAATTAAACTCCTTTTACAAGGAATTGGCGAAAATCTCGAGCGTGAAGGGATTATTGAAACGCCTAAACGGGCTGCTAAAATGTACATCGAACTATTAGAGGGTATGAATTATACAAATAAAGAAATTGCTGAAAAGTTTGGCAAATCGTTTAAGGTTGATACTACTCAAATGGTTATCGTTAAAGACATTGAAGCGTTTTCTATGTGTGAACATCACCTCGCATTAATGTATGATATGAATATTGCAGTAGGCTATATTCCTAATGGCAAAGTAATTGGACTATCTAAAATACCTCGTATTGCTGAAATGTGTTGTAAGCGATTACAACTACAAGAAAAAATTGGCGAAGATATCGCTGAAGTTATTTCTATTGCTACCGGAAGTGAAGATGTAATTGTTCACATCACAGCGAAGCATAGCTGCGTTACAGCCCGAGGCATTAAATCAAGAAATTCAAATACAGTTACAATTACCAAAAAAGGTATTTTTAAAGACAATTATGATATAACAAGAGAATTTATAAATAATATTCAATAGTAATTATTGAATGCAGAGGTGGTGAGGTTTTAGAATGTGAAGAATTATGAAGCAGCCGAGAAAGATTATAAAAAGTTTATCACGTATAAAGAGATAGCTAAGAAATACGGCGTATCAATCGAAACGGTTAAATCTTGGCGTAAGCGGCATGGCTGGAAACGCTCTAAAACTAAACCAAAACCAAAGAAAAAAATAGGAGCTCCTTTTGGTAATAACAATGCATTAGGCAATAAAGGCGGGCCACCGATTGGAAGTCAAAATGCATTAAAACATGGCTTATTTGCTAAATATTTGCCGCTTGATATGATTAGCGTAATTGAAGAAATTGAAACAATATCCCCTATAGAAATTCTATGGGGGAATATTTGTATTAAGTATGCTGCGATTATACGGGCACAAAAAATAATGTTCATTGAAAATGAAAGTGCAGACAAACAGATTGAAAGCGTTACTCAAACAGTTGAAGAAAGCGACAAATTTGGCAACACTAAACGAATTGAAAAGCATGTAGATACAATAACTGCGGATATTCGTATGGAGAAGTTTCTTAAAGCACAATCAAGAGCAATGGATACACTTACTAAGATGATTAAGCAGTATGACGAATTATGCAGAAGTGAATTAGCAACCGAAGAGCAAAAAGCACGCATTGATAAACTTAAAAATGAAGTTACTGTTATTAAGCAACAAAACGAAGATAATAAAATGCTCGTTCCTATTATTGTAGGCGGTGATTTGATTGAAGACTGATCGCGAGAAAATATATCTACCTGACATAGTAGGTAAGGGATATGGGGCATTTTGGAGATTTAAAGGCCGCTATAAAGTTGTTAAAGGCAGTCGTGCAAGCAAGAAATCATCAACTCAATCATTGAAAGTTATTACTGAAATTATTGAAAATCCAAACATAAACTGGTTAGTAGTCCGAAAAGTTGAACGCACATTACGTGATAGTTGTTATGCACAATTAAAATGGGCTATCCATCGATTGAAAGCGGATGACTTTTTTAAGTGCAGCACGTCGCCGTTGGAAATTACATATAAACACACAGGACAAAAAATATTGTTCCGTGGTCTTGATGATCCACTAAAAGTAACCTCTATTACAGTAGATGTAGGGAGTCTGTGTAGACTGTGGATAGAGGAAGCTTATGAGGTTATGAGTGAGGAAGCATTTGATAGATTAGACGAATCAATTCGTGGCCAGCTACCTGAGGGAATGTATCATCAAGTAGTACTCACTTTCAATCCTTGGTCAGATAGGCACTGGCTTAAAAAACGATTTTTTGACGAGCCTAGCAATAATGTACTGGCGATGACAACAAACTATATGTGCAATGAATTTTTATCCAGTTCTGACTTAGTACTTTTTGAAGAGATGAAAAAGAATCCTCGTCGCTATAGAACTGCTGGGCTTGGTGAGTGGGGTATCGTTGAAGGGCTAGTTTTTGAGAATTGGGAAGAGCGTGTGTTTGATGTTAATGAAGTCTCCAAACGCCCCAATGTTAAATCTGCATTCGGCATGGATTTTGGGTTAATTATTAAGCCCCCTTATACAGTGATGTATATTGAAAATCTAGTGAACTTGTAAATACAAGGTGTGCGTATAAATACGTGCTAACGGTGAAAATCTAAATATTATTGGATATACAAAAGACCCTAAATAATATATAATAATCATGAGGTGATGTACATGATTATTTATAGAATTAAAAATTTAATAAACGGTAAAGTCTATATAGGACAGACAGTTCGCACTTTAGATGAAAGGATGAAGGAGCATTTAAAAAAGAGCTCTATTAGCCCTGTTGGTAAAGATATAAACAGTAATGGATTAGAAAACTTTGAAATTAGTGTTGTTGAAGTTTGTAAAACACAATCAGAATTAGATGAAGCAGAAAAATATTGGATAAAAAAAGAAAATTGCTTAATTCCTTATGGATACAACCAATGTGAAGGCGGCTTTTTAAATACAACAGGATACCATCATACAGATGAAGCTAAGTCTAAAATGAGTAATACAAAAAAAAATAATTATCAAGGTAAGGGAAATCCATTCTTTGGCAAACATCATTCAGAAGAGCAACGTTTGAAGTGGAGCGTGTCGAGAAAAGGCATGAAACATGTGAGTAGTGAAAAAATACAAAACATCAGAAATTCTCATTATACTTGCAAGGTTTTATGTGTTGAGACTAATGAAATTTTTAATTCAATAAAAGAAGCAAGCGATAAATATGGATTAAAAGCAACCCATATAACAAGAGTTTGCAAAGGGAAAAGAAAAAGGACTGGTGGTTATCACTGGAAATATATCGATAATACATGACAATACCGTGCTAAGCTCAAAAAGGATTACAAGTTTGTAATCCTTTTTTTGAAAGTGTAACGACTATTCCGTAAGGAAGTAGGGATGATGTGAAACTCCTCATCCCGAAGTGCTAGACACCTCGTGCTACGAGGTGAAGAGATAGTCTACTCCCTAAAGCAAATATCTGGAAACAGAGGGTATATAGGATGTAAACGACCCTAGTACATTATTTTGTGGACTGGTTGATACTGTAGCCCGTGAAATATATGTATTTGATGAGATGTATGAAAAGGGTATGAGTAATGAAGATATCCTTAATAAAGTAATAGAGATGGGCTATGCAAAAGAACGGATTAAGGCAGATAACGCTGAACCTAAAACGATTGCGTATTTACGTAAGGCTGGACTTAGTAGAATTAGGGCAGCAAAAAAAGGACCTGACTCAATTCGTGCTGGCATTGCTATTATTCAAGACTATAAAATTATTATTCATCCTAGGTGCGTTAACTTTATTACAGAGATTAGCAATTATACGTGGGACAAAGATAAGTTCGATAATACGATAAATAAACCCATTGATGATTTTAACCATTTGATGGATGCCATGAGGTATGCTATGGAAGAATTTGACGGGAGAAAAGGTGTTCGTATATTGAAATAAGGAAGGTGATAGATTGGATATTGAATTAATTAAAAAATTAATAAAAAAGCATATACCTGGACATAGCAACGTTATTTCACAAACAAAGGTATCTGAACGCTATTATAATGTAGACAATGATATAAATTACTTAAAAGAAAAACCTAAAAATCAGGAAGAAGCAAGACAAAAAGGCGAAACGTTTAACCCAATGCATCAAGCAGATAATCGTATCGCCTATTCTTTTTATCCATTATTAGTAGATCAAAAAACAGCATACATGTTTACAGCACCACCTATATTTGACGTTAAAAATGACACATTAAACAAGGCAATCCTTGACGATTTGGGGGATGCTTATGAGAAGAAGTGTAAAGATTTATCTGTTAAAGCGACAAACGGCGGCATAGCATGGGTTCATTATTGGATAGATGAAGATAATAAATTTCAATGGGTTACTGTTTCAGCAACTCAAATAGTCCCAATATGGAATAATCATATTAATACTAAATTAGAGGGCGTATTTAGAGTGTATGAAGATACAAACGAAGTGGGCGAAAATATAACAGTCTATGAATTTTGGAACGATAAGGAGGTACAAGCCTTTTCTATCCGAAGTTGGGATATAGTAGACCGAATTCAACCTTATTTAGCATTTACAATGATTGATCCTACTGGTGCAATGGCAAAAGTAGATACTATGCCTCACAATATGGGAGCCGTCCCGTTTATCCCATTTGCTAACAATGCTACATATACGCCAGATTTAAACCGTATTAAGAAACTTATTGATGTATATGATAAAACTTATAGCGGATTCTTGAATGATTTAGAAGATGTGCAAGAAGTTATATTCGTACTGACTAACTATGGTGGTGAAGATTTGGCAGAGTTCTTGAATGGGATGAAAAAATATAAGGCGATTCAAATGGATTCTACAGGGCCAGATGATAGAAGCGGTATTTCAACATTAACAATAGATATTCCGATTGAGGCACGTAAGGAACTTCTCAATATTACTCGTAAAGCTATTTTTGACATGGGGCAAGGCGTGGATCCACAGCAACAAGGATTAGATGGCACAAGTGGTGAAGCTATGAAATTCTTGTACACGTTACTTGAATTAAAAGCGGGCATGATGGAAACGGAGTTTCAATTGGGGTTTAATCAGCTTATTCGTGCTATTTGTAGATTCCACGGTAATGATAAGGTAACCGTTACACAAACATGGACTCGTACATCAGTTAAGAACGATAGTGATTTAGTTAATATGTGCTCGCAATCTATGGGGGTTATATCTAAACGCAGTATTCTTGCACACCATCCTTTTGTTGAAGATGTTAACGAGGAACTTAAACAAATTAAAGCCGAAGAGGCAGACTCTAACAATGATATTTATGACGATTGGCAACATGAACATCATGACGATGGCTCTATAAACGACCATGACAATGATGAAGAAAAAGACCAATAGTCATATATATAAATTTAATCTCTAGTAATTCGTGGCAGGTAAACCACGGTAAAAACCGGAAGGAGAAAACATATGACATTCAAGGAACTATTAGAAAAATTGGGTATCGCAGAGGATAAAATTGACGAAGCGACAAAACAATTTAAAGAATTTCTCGATGGTGAATATGTACCGAAGTCGCGTTTTAATGAGGTAAACGCGGAAAAGAAAAACCTTGAAAATGCTGTTGCAGATCGTGATAAGCAGTTAAAGACATTAAAGGACAGTGAAGGTGATATTACAACACTCAAAGAAAAAATCACTCAATTGCAAGCCGAAAATAAAGCGAATGCTTTACAAGCGGAGCAAGATTTGAAGAATTTAAAAATATCAACCGCTGTTCAACTAGCAATCGGAGATACGGCTCAGGACGCTGAACTCGTAGCCAATTTGATTGATAAGTCTAAGCTTATTCTTGGTGAAGATGGAAAAGTAACTGGTTTACAAGAACAATTAAAAGAATTAAAGACGTCTAAATCGTTCTTGTTTAAACCTGAAGGTGATCCTAAATTTAAATATGACCCTACTAAGGGTGGCGGCACACACACAAACAATCCATTCTCTAAAGAACATTACAATCTAACGCAACAAGCGGAACTATTTTCTAAAGACCCTGTTAAGGCTAAGCAATTAGCAAGTGAAGCAGGTGTTGAAATTAATTTTTAATTCAGGAGGTAACTTATGGGAACAACTTTACAAGACATTATTAATCCTACACCGTTTTTTACGGATTATGTGGTAAATCGTACAGAGGAATTATCCTCTATTTTTCAGTCTGGCATTCTTACTCGCGACTCTCAATTTGACCAGTTAGCAAGTGAACCGGCACAAGTACATAACATGCCATTCTTTAATGATTTAACAGGCGATTCTGAAGATATAATTGAAGGGCAAGACCTTACGGCTGATAAAATTACATCTAATCAAGATACATCCACTACAATTCGCCGTGCTAAAATGTGGAGTTCTACAGATTTAGCAGCTCAATTATCCGGTACTGACCCTATGAAAGCTATTGGCGATTTAGCTGCCGGGTTTTGGGCTCGTGATCATCAAAAAGAATTATTAAATATTCTTGATGGTGTATTTTCATCCACTAGTATGACAGGGCATGTACTAAATATTACAGATGGAGTAGGTAAAGCGGCTAACTTTTCAGGAGAGGCTTTTATCGATGCAATGCAATTAATGGGGGATGCTCGAAATTCTTTAACCGCAGTTGTTATGCATTCTGCAACTAGATCTTACTTAGATAAATTGAACTTAATACAAACAATTCGCCAGTCTGATGCTGTATCATTTGATACATATATGGGCCGTCGTGTCATTGTAGATGATGGTTGCCCTGTAGATACAGATAAGTATACAACGTACTTATTTGGTGAAGGTGCTATCGCATATGGTGTTGGTAATCCAGTAGGATTAAAACAAGCAGCAGTTGATCGCGATGAAAAGAAAGGGTCTGGTATTGATTATTTAATTATGCGAAAAGCATTTATTTTGCATCCACGTGGGGTGGCATGGCAAAATAAAGTGCGCGCACATGTTGAGTCTGTATCTCGTGACGAGTTAAAAGACAGCAAAAACTGGAAACGTGTATATGATCCTAAGAAAATTCGAATCGTTAAATTTGTACATAAATTAGGATAGAATTATGGGGGCTGATTCATATTGGGCAAGGCGTAGTATCGAACGAGAGGAAGAATGGAACAAAAAGAGCCGTGAAACAATCGAAAAAGAGCTAGCCGCTCATTATGAACGGTCAGCTCAACGCATTCAAGCTAACATCGAACAGCTTTATGGGAAATTTGCTGATGATAATGGAATATCTATTATTAAAGCAAAGAAGCTGATCAATGGTCCTGAGTTTAGAACGTGGAAAAAAGACATTGAAGAGTACATGAAAGAGTATAAAGAAATTGGTAATCCTAAAACGTTACTAGAATTAAATACTCTTTCTATGCGTTCTCGTATATCAAGGCTTGATAAGCTGTATGGAGATACACTCATTGAGATTGATAAGCTAGGACAAAAAACAGATATATCGATTACAGGCTTTCTGAAGTCTGCATATAAAGATAATCGTTTGCATTCTGCATATGAACTAGCTAAACGAGGTAAGGGACCATTGAAAGTAGCCGTAGATAATGCACATATGGAAGATATACTACGGACTCCTTGGAGCGGTAAAAATTATAGTGAACGGATATGGAAGAATGCTGATAAGCTCACCAAAACAATACAGGATACTATTTTGAACGGTGTACATAGGGGAGTATCTGTCAATAAGCTGGCCAAAGAAGTACAACAACGAATGGGAGTAGGCAAAAGTGATGCCATTCGATTAGTTCGCACGGAACTTAATTATGTTCATAATCAAGCTGCATTAGACTCTTTGAAGGCTGCTAATATGGAGTACTTTCAATTTATAGCAACACTCGATAAGCGAACATCCTCGACTTGCCGTCAACATGATAACAATATATATTCTGTTGCAGATGCTGAAGTGGGAACGAATGTTCCACCTCTGCATCCGCGATGTAGATCTACAATAGCAGGTACGTTAGATAAGAAAGCGACTAGCGGTTCTCGTATTGGTAAAATTGAAAAAGCTAATAAGAGCGAACCTACGCGATATGAGAAAGTGCCTCGTAATATGGACTATGACAACTGGAAAGCTGTGTATGTAGATACATCTAAAACGCTTGATGAGTGGAAGAAAGAAAATAGACCAATTCACTTCAGAGATAATGGTAAATTAATTACACTTTACACGCCTGATGATTTAGAAAAAGTTTCTGCTGGAGAAAATCGAGTTAAAGCCGCCATTCGATATTTTGATCAACCTACGTATACGGATCAAGAGCGAATGGAGAAAAACCTTAAGCATTTATCTGATAACTTTATTAAAACGGTGCTTGTGAAGGAAGTGAATGAGTACCGATTAGCTAAACATGTGGTAGATAATAAAAAGCTTGAAGAGTTTAAACCGCTAGAGTATACTATAGGTAAAGATAAGATTAATCGATGGTTTACAGATGAGGGGATGCCTTTGTATCCACCAAATAATGGAGCTGTAGGCGAATTGTGGGATAGTAAGCTACCAATCGGATATTGTGTATCTCGATATGGAGGTGTAGCAGGAAGTTATGTCGCTCCATTAGAAACAGAATTCTCATATCGAGGAATGCCTTATGATGAGGAAACACATATTAAAAATAAGCATATATATCGTGTACTAAAGCCTTTGCCAGTTAAGGTAGGCATTGTTGCACCCGCATTTAATCAAGTAGGTGGTGGAATGCAGTATAAAGTTGATAAACCAATTTTGCACTATCTAAACTCTGGATATTTAGAAGAGGTGTTTTGATATGAATATCAAGGAATTACAAAAGTTTTTGCCAAGAATTGGCATTTCTAAAACTTCATATAATATAGAGGCTGATGGGTCAGAGGTTAGTTCTGGGGGAGTTGTACTAGAAAGCACTCCGAAAGGAATTTGTGTATATTATACAGAGCGATATGTAGATTATGAAGTGAAATATTTTAAAGAAGAAGAGGCAGCTGTCAAATATTTTCTTTATTTATTAGAAGGACTTAGTAACGATTATAAAAGCTATAAAATTAAGCACTCTGCATAGGGTGCTTTTTTAATATCCAAAAGGAGGTGGGGTATGGCCAATGTGAAGTATATAAGTTATGAAGAGGCGGTGCAGTGTATTGCAGATACAGCCAAACGAATGTTGTTCATGCTTGATACGACCATGGATAAAAAGAACCTAGAGCCTATTTCTTTCTTTGCTGAAAAGTTCGTACTAGATTGTATGGATTATTGCCATAGAACGGACTTCCCTCGTTCGTTGGTCTATACTGGTGCTGAACTAGCTGTAAAGTATAGCAAGGACACATTGAGCCAATCACAAGGTCCGTTAAAGTCATTAAAAGAAAATGATGTAGAGTTTACGTGGGCCGTATCGGATATGTCGCCAATTGGATGCATTAGTGAACAAGATTTTGATTCTATCAAGTCTAAACTAAATTTATATCGTAAGGTGGTATGGTCTAATGGGTAATACATATAGCGCACTACTTGCCCAGTACATGTATAAAGATATGTGTACTATTGCAAGGCAAGTAGAAACAACCGATGATATAGGGGCTGATGTGTACGAGATGAAAGATATATACACAGACATTCCTTGTAAGCTAGGGCAGATGGGACAAGGCGGTATGAATGGACAACCTACAGATGGGGCGTTTTTGATCAAAAATTATTTACGCCTATCGCTGCCTATTGAGTATGATGTAAAAGAGAATGACATCATTACTATTCACCATAAAGGACAGATCTTTGTTATGAGATCTGATACGCCATTTAAGTATATGTCACATCAAGAGATAGCATTATTTAGGATTAGTGAGGCGTAATATATGGGTGTAAGGATTAATGGATTTGATATGCTCAATACTAAATGGAAAAAAATAGTGGCAGAATATCCTGAACATAGAGATACATTATTAACACAACAATCAGAATTGCTTATTAATGATGTAAAAATGAAAACACCTGTAGATACTGGTACACTTCGTAATGCGTGGAAGCACACCTCTGTTAATAGCGGGGTTATCGAGATATACAATAATACAGAGTATGCTAATCATGTAGAGTATGGGCATAGAACTTCGAAAGGTGGATTTGTGAAAGGTAGAAAAATGTTACATCGTTCTATAGTAGGGTTTAAAAGTAAATTTTTACGGAACACCCGAACGATTATGAGGAACTTGTTAGATGATTAAATTAAGACATATACAGAAAGCTCTAATAGATATTTTAAAAGGTAGCTATCCAACATATAAGGTATATTTTGACAATGTAGAAAAGTCGAATGTGCCTTATTTTTATGTGGAAATGTTTGTGCATAATGGGATAGGTGATGATACCTATTTTAATAGAACGATACAGATAGATATTACTTTTAGGACTATGGAGGATACACAGGGCCGAATTAAACGAGCCGAATTATACGATATGTCAGATAGTTTAGAGTGTATGTTTAGACCAGGAATCAAAGTTGATGATAGATATATAACCATCAATAATTTTGAACATACATTTATAGATGAAGTATTACACGTTATATTTAATTTAGAATTTGAAGACGCATTTACGGATAAAGAAGTAGGATTTATTCAAAATGAAGTTATTGAAACTCTTACTCTTAGACTTAATGGTATTCATTTAAACGAGGAGGAAACTAATGGCTAACGAAACCGAAAAATTTGGATTGCCACAAGTCTTAATTGACTTTAAAACAAAAGGGATTACAGCAATTAAACGTTCTGCACGTGGCGTGGTTGTATTGATTTTAAAATGCGAAAGTACGGATACATCTAATAAATATAAGATTTCTGATGTATCTGATATTCCTGAAGGTGTATTTGATGAAGCTTGTACAGATCTTATTAAGAAATGCCTTGATGGTACCCCTTTACGTGTTTTGGCATACACATTACCTAAAGCAAGTGTACAAGCAGCTAAAAATACACAAGCTACATTGTTAAAGCAGTTGAAACATATTCGATACAACTATATTGCAGCACCTACTGGCACGCTACAAGATCAACAAGATTTGGCATCGTATATTAAAGCTGAATGCAATAACAGCCGTAAGACTGTAAAAGCAGTCGTTGGAGGTGTGGCATCTGACCATGAGAGGGTAGTTAACTTCTGTACGGAAGATATAAAAGTGGCTACCGGACAAAATTCTAAAGGCCAAACACAATATAAAACGTACACTCCAATCGAATATACGGCTCGCATTGCGGGTATCTTAGCCGGATTGGCATTAGACCGCTCGGCTACATATTACAAATTAACCGAAGTTGAGTCTGTTAAAGTATATGAAGACTTAAATGATCGCATTGATAAAGGCGAATTGCATTTATTTGATGAAGAAGATGGTGAGGGTGTTAAAATTGCTCGTGCTTGCAATTCCTTGCAAACATTCACAACTGATAAAGGCGAAGAGTTCCGAAAGATTAAAATCATGGAAGGTGTTGACATGGTTACGGATGATATTCGTGATACATTTAAAAAGTACTATGTTGGTAAATACATCAACGATTACAATCATAAAATGTTATTCATTGGGGCTATCTTAGTATATTTTGGTCAATTGGCTGGTAATGTGCTTGATAGTCGAGCAGGCAATACAGTAGATATCGACGTTCAATTCCAAAAAGATTATGCCATTATTAAAGGTGAAGATGTATCGCAAATGACTGAAATGCAAATTCGCGAATACAATACTGGCTCTCAAATTGGTTTGTCAGGCAAAGTTAAATTTGTAGATGCTATGGAAGATTTAAAGATTACTTTCACAATGTAATAGAAAGGAACTATACGCATGAATAAAGATACGTTTACATTTGATTTACAAACATTCGCTCGTGCTGCTGAAGATGTACAATATCGTGGGCGCCGTCGTTGGAACGGGTCTCATGGTAAATTGTGGCTTGATGGTGAGTTGGTATTCGAAATTGAAAGTTTTGAGGCTAGTGTTGAGTCTCAACGAGAAGATGTAATTATTGGCAACTCTGTTGACAGTAAGGTAACAGCACTAAAAGGCGAAGGTACAATTAAAATTAAAAATGTTATCAATCGAAATCATCGTAAGTTGTTAGAGGAGTGGAGTGCAGGTCACGATCCTAGAACCGTTCTTACTGGGTTACTTGATGATCCTGATGCAGTGGATGGACAAAAAGAACGTATTACGATTGATAATGTTTGGTTTACTAAAATTCCTCTTATGAACTTTGAAAAAGGAAAAGTTGTTGAAACTGAATTACCTTTTGGCTTTACGCCTGAAGATGCTCAATTTATTGAATCTATTGACTAATTGAAAGGAACTTAACTATGTCTATCTCTATTAATGAACTAATCGCTAAACGTGAAGAAATTAACGCTCGTAAAGCACAAAAATTAACTATTGAAACTTCCATTGGTGAAGTAGTAGCGAAAAAACCTACTGCTTCTATCATGGCGGAAGCCCTTGGTCTTGAAAGCAATAATGACCAATATGTGGTATACAACTGCATTATTGAACCTAATTTGAAAGACAAAGAATTACAACAAGCTTATGAATGTGTTGAACCGATGGATATCGTCGATAAAGTATTTGATGTTGGCGAAGTTAAAGCGGTTAGTACTGTTTTAATTGAGTCCGTAGGCGCTGGTAAAAAACTCAACCACGCTATTATTGGCGAAGCAAAAAAGTAATAGAAGAAGACTGGGAGGCGGCTACGGCCGCCTACTTAGTTTTAAAGGGCCATACGTTTGATTTTTTCTTTGGACTAACTACAATGGAGAAAATTATGTGCCGAGTAGCGATGGAGAAAGAAAGAAAAGAGCGTATTGAGGTTGCTAAAATTGCGATAAGGGAGGTACTAGGTGGCTGATACTGAAAAATTAAGCGTTGAACTCTCTCTTAACGATAGAGGGTTTATAACAGGCATAGAAAAAGCTCAACAATCAACGCAGAAGCTTGCACATTCAACAACGATACTCGCCCCGGCGGTATCTTCTGTAGAAAAGAGTATGAGTACCGCTACTAGTGCGGTACAAGGCATAGCAAAGACAACAAAAACTGCTGAAAGTGAACTATCTAAATTAAAGCGTATTGGTAGTAATATCAAAGTTAAAATTACGACTAAAGATAGTGCTACGGCTAAAGTGCAACAAATTAAACGCCAACTTAATGGAATCAAAGGTAAAATATATACAGCAACTGTAAATGTTAAGCAGAACATGTCTGGAGCCGTATCAAATGTTGGAAATAAACTTAGTGGCGCTATGCTTGGAACAACTATGCAAATGGCTGGTATGGCAGGGATTGGATTCGGTATATTCGATGCTGTAAAAGGATATGCAGATTTCGAAGAAGAAATGTCTGCGGTTAAAGCGATTTCAGGTGCTAGTGGTGAAGAATTCGAACGCTTGAACGAAAAGGCAATTCAAATGGGCGCGGATACTAAATTTAGTGCGTCAGAATCTGCACAAGCATTTAAGTATATGGGTATGGCTGGTTGGAAGACTAGCGATATGATTAACGGTATTGCGGGGATTATGGATTTAGCGGCCGCTTCTGGTGAAGACCTTGCTATGACTTCTGATATTGTTACCGATAGCTTATCTGCCTTTGGATTGCAAGCTAAAGATTCTGCTATGTTCGCTGATGTGTTAGCGGCAGCCGCTACTAATTCAAACACTAATGTTGCTATGATGGGGCAAACATTTAAATATGCAGCTCCAGTAGCCGGGGCATTAGGTTTTAGCATTCAAGATACTGCTATTGCCATAGGTCTTATGGCTAATCAAGGAATTAAAGGATCTGAAGCTGGTACATCACTTCGTGCTATGATGACTAGAATTGTTAAGCCTACAAAAGAGTCGGGAGAGGCTATGAAAATGTTAGGCGTTAACATTTTAAATGCTAATGGCAAAATGAAATCTTTTAGAGAAATTATAAAAGATATTCGTAATGGAATGTCTAAATTAACACCAGAAGGTAAAGCGGCGGTGGCTGGTATGCTTGCAGGTCAAGAAGCTATGTCAGGGTTATTGGCATTAGTTAATTCATCAGACGGTGATTTTGATAAGCTAGCAGGTTCTATCGATAATTCATCAGGTGCTGCAAAGAAAATGGCTAATATTCGCATGAATAATTTAAAAGGCGATTTGGAACAATTATCAGGCGACTGGGATGCATTTACTACTAAGTTAATGAGTGGTAAAATTGGCGGACTTAGAGAGATTGTACAAGGTGTTGATAGTTGGTTTACTGGATTTTCTGAAAGCATTGAAAAAAATGGTTTTACAATAACGTCAATTATTGATGGAATTACATCGGCTATCAAAGGAATGGTTAAACAAACCGCTAAAATGGACGGATTGCCATCTATTTTATCTACAGCTGCATTGGCTACTCTTGGTATAGGTGCTTTTAAAATTGGTAAGAAATTTTGGAATACCGGTAAAGGTATTGCAGGTATGTTAGGTAAAGGCAGAGGCAGAGGTATTACTGGTAATATTATGGGTGATAATACCTCGATTCATTGTGCTAATGTTTATGTGTACGGTAAAAATATTTATGATGGTGGTTATAGTCTAGGTAGTGGAGATAAAAGAGGTAATGTTGGAGGTGTTCTGACTAAAACTTCTGCAAGGGGTAAATTCGGCCGATTAGGTAGGGGCGTTTCTAAAGGGTTTGGCATTCTTGGTAAAGGTGCTAGTAAATTAGGGGGCTTATTATCTAAGGCCGGAGGTAAAGCATTTTTACCGATTACTCTAGCTATGGGTGCATATGATATGGCCAATTCTGATAATAAAGGGAAAACCGCTGCAGGTATTGGTGGCAGCCTTGCCGGGGGTATAGTTGGTGCAAAATTAGGTGCTATGGGTGGTGCTGCGATTGGCAGTATTATTCCTGGTGCAGGAACGGCCGTTGGCGGTGTTATTGGTGGCGCATTAGGTGGTATTGGTGGTGCAATTTTTGGCGAACAGTTTGGGCAAGATATCTATGATGGAATTACTAATAATTTAGATGGTATATCTGGATGGTTCGCTGAAAAGTGGAATAGTATTGTCGATAGTTGCACTCCTGTTGTAAATACAATAGTCGGATTATATGGATTTCTTTGGGATGGAATTGTAGCACTATTTAGCCCTGTTGCTAGTTGGTTTAATGATGAGGTATGGCAACCAATATATTATTTTGCAAGCGGAGCTATTGACAGCGTTGTCGGCGTATTTAGTGACGCATGGGAAAGTATTACAAGCGTGTGGAGTGCTGCAGCTGGTTGGTTTGATGCCAATGTATGGCAACCATTAAAAGCGAAAGCTAGCGAGGTATTAGGAGGGTTAGGTAGTACATTAAGCTCATTACAACAACGAGGGGCACAAATCACAGGATTAACAGGCCATGCAACTGGGACAACTTATTTTGGCGGTGGATGGACTGAAATTAATGAACGTGGTGGTGAGATTGTAGATTTACCTAGTGGATCTAGAATTTATCCTCATGCGACTACTGAAAAGATGTTAGCCAAAGAATTTAGCGGTGCTGGGGGCGGCGGTAATAATTACACTGTTACAGGTAATACATTTGTTGTTAGAGAAGAAGCTGATATTGATCGCATTGCACATTCCTTATTCTCGATGTTTGGAGCAGCTGAAACAAATTATGGAGGTGTATAGGTTTGTCAAAATTCGTTAGTGGTATAGGGCGTGCCTTATCGCTCTTATCGTTTGCATTTAGTAACAACGCAAGAGAATTACCAACTATTATTATTTCACAAGATGAGGAAAGGCTTGTATTACCTGTTACTCCCGTTAAATATGAAGTCGGTAACGAACAAGACAATAAAACTGTCGATATTACTCAAATTGGTGAAGTTCTATTATTCGGGAACGCTAAGCTCAAAACATTGTCATTTGAAGGCTTTTTACCAGCAAAAAAATATCCGTTTATTGTAGGGGATAATCGAAAACCTATTGAGATTATTAATCTTATAGAAAAGTGGAAACTATCAAAGAAACCTGTTAGGGTCATCATAAGTGATGGCCCTATTAATTTGATGATGGGGATTCAGTCATTCCCCTACAAGAAACAGGAAAATACAGGAGATATGTATTACACGCTAACATTTAAGGAGCATAAAGACCTTAACACGCCTGCGATTGGTGATGATAAGCCAGTTGATGAAACAACAGGCTTAAAAGATAGGCCTTCTATTGCTCAAAAACCTAAAACGGCAACATTGTTCAGTAAAGGTTCTGATGTGTTAGATGCAGCTAAAAAAGCATATGGTAATTATCGTCATTATGAACGCATTATCCAATCAAATGACCTAAAGAATTTAGCGATTAATAATCTTAGCCAGCTTAGAAAGTTGAAGGTGAAATAATATGATTATCAAACATATTGGCACTAAAACAGTAAAAGACGAAAAGACTGGCGAAGAAAAGAAAGGTCCTGTTGAAAATGATATTACTCATTTAGTCGAGCATGTTACCTGGTCCGGTTCTCGCATTCAAGCAGCTAGAAAACTTGAATTTGTGTTAGTGCAAGAGCCACGTGATCCAAACTGGCCTATCTATGCGGTGAGTATTGGTGAAACAATTAAAGGGTATTCAGAAGATGGTGATGTACAATTCGTTGGCAATATATATACCACCGAACGCAAAACATCGGCATCACGAATTACAGTAACATGTTATGACAATATGTTCATATTGAGTAAATCAAAGACTACTCGTAAATTCACCAATATGACAGCAGAGGATATCGCAAAGGCTGTATGCAAGGAAATGGGTATTAAAGTAGGTAAACTTGCTGAAACCAAAGAAAAAATTACTTTTATTGCTAACAACAAGTCAGGGTATCAAATCATACTTATAGCTTATACAGAAGCAGCTAAAAAGACCAACAAAAAATATCAAGCTATGATGGAGGGCGACGAGCTCGACGTCATAGAGAAAGGTTCATTGATCGAGGGGCTAGTAATCGACCAATACAGAAATATTACCGATTCATCATTTAAAGAATCTATTGAAAATATGATTAATAAAGTCATGATTGTTGATGACAAAGGTAATTTTGTTAGATATGAAAGTAAAAACGACCAAATTCAACGATATTCTATGATACAAGCTGTTTATAAGGAAAGTAAAAACAAAAATACGGCTGAAGAAGTAAAGAGTATATTTAAAGCGCCAGAAAGGACAGGCGTGATTGATTGTTTGGGCAATTATGACGCCTTATCCTCGTATTCTGTTGAAATTAGAGATGTGATTACCGAGTTAAGTGGCAAGTTTTGGATCAAGAGCGATACTCATGATTTTAAAAATGGCCAACATACCATGAAACTCGAGATTGAATTTGAAAATCTTATGAGTAAAGAAAAGGTCGATAATTCTTCGGAAGAAAAGAGAACGTAATAAGAAAGGTAGAAATTTATATGTTGAATGATATTCCTAGTGCTGCACATTCGATGGCTAAAATGGTTGATACAATTCACGGCATAGCTAAAGGGGAGCAACCTATGGGGATGCGTATTGGTTTGGTTACATCACCATTCCCTAACCTTGTTATTCGTGTGGATAATATCGATATTACCAACGAGCAAATATATTTGAATGACTATTGGAAACCAGGTCATCATCGTGAAGCTGAGGGACACATCATAAGCGAAACACAATCACGGTCAGGCGGTGGTGGTTATGCAGAATTCGCTAGTCACACTCATGCTATTCACAATGACTATACAGACACAATTAATATGACAGATACCTTGCGAGTAGGTGATGAAGTAACCGTATTCCCAGTATATGGACAAGGAGAACAGCTTTATTACATCGGTCAAAAGGTGGTGAAACTATGAGCGAAGAATATCCCTTTGCAGGGTTAACTCGCACAGTCGAATCCAGTAAGAGTGATTTACCATTATTCCGTGAATATGAATGGGATTTTAAAAATGATACATTTAAATATAATTCGGGTGGCAATCGAATTATATTAGATGGAGATGCCGCATTAAAAGTTTGGGTGTACAAAGCACTTAAAACTGAACGGAACCAGTATCTGGCCTATTCTGCTCGCTATGGTATTGAGTTAAAGCCGTTCATAGGTAAAGTTATGAGCGTAGGCGAACGCTATTCAGAACTCAAACGAGTAATTATTGAGTGCTTAATGGTTAACCCTTATATACAGTCGATTGATAGTATCGAGTTCGATGCGAATGGTGATAAGGTTGATTGTCAAATTGAATTAACAACGATATACGGAGGTATTAATATCAATGTTTAATATTCCAACATCAGATGAAATTTTAAAAAGCCTCCAATTACAATCGCAACTTCCGATGAGTAAATTCGAGGGAACATTTGAATATGATGTATTTTCATCTAATGCTATTGAGTTCATGAAGACCTATGTTGAATTAGGCGAATTGTACAAAGTAGCATTTGCTAATACGTCATACGGTGATTTTTTGACTATGCGTGCTAAAGAAGCTGGTATCATTCGAAAGGTAGCTACAAAGGCGATAGGTACTGTTACCGTTAAAGGAAATGGAACATTGCTTAAAGGTAGTCAATTCTCTACTGCTGATGGAGTGCTATTCGAAACGCTAGAAACTGCAACAATTAACGGCAGTCAAGAAGTTAAGGTTCAAGCTGTTGAGACTGGCAATGGTGGAAATGTAGCAGCTAATATGATTGATACAATTCCTATGTCAATTCCTGGTATTAATAGCGTTACTAACCAAAAACCAATAAAAGATGGGTTTGAAGAAGAAAGTGATGATAATTTACGTGAACGATATTTGTTGCATGTTCGGTATCCGGGTACATCAGGTAATAAGATGCACTATTATGAGTGGGCTATGTCTGTCCCTGGCGTAGGTGGTGCAAAAATTATACCCACGTGGAATGGTCCGGGTACAGTCAAGGTTATTATTATCAATTCTGAATTTAAACAAGCTTCTACAGAACTTATTAGATTAGTTCGAGAGTATATTGAAAGTGTTCGCCCTATGGGAGCTATGGTAACTGTAGTTAGTGCAGCACCTAAAGTAATTAATGTAACCGCTACTATAGAAGGTAAAAATTTTGCTTTAGACAAATTTAAAAAGATGATGGCCAACTATTTAATAGATCTTGAAAAATCAGTTATTAATGATAGTGCAAGTAGTAAATTATCGATTGCAAAAGTAGGTAGTTTTATTATCGATGCAGGAGCTATCGACTATCAGAATTTGCGAATTAATAATAATGATAAAAGTATTGTTATTAATAATGAAGATTTGCCGACATTGGGCGAGGTGAATATGTGATGATATTTGAACTACTGAGGACGTATAAAGTTGATGTTCTCCGTTATTTGCCTAAGTTCTTAAAAAATGATGGTTCTTTTAAAGGCATTGAAGATACTTTAAGTGAAGAACACGAGAAGCAAAGGCTTTTGATTATCGATATATGTAAACAGTTATTTGTCGAAAGTGCTACGTGGGGGCTTGATGATTGGGAGCGTGTATATGGAGTTACTACCAATAAGTATTTAACAATAAGACAACGTAGGGCGAATCTTCTTACTAAAATTCGAGGTACTAAAACAATTACTGTCAAACAGTTAGAAGCAATCATTAATGAAACAGTGCCGGTGTGTGGGGCTCATGTTTTAGAAAATACGAAACCTAATGAATTTAAAATTATATTAGATGTAGCTGCTTATGTTGAAAAAATACGAGAGCTTGTAGAACAATATAAGCCAGCTCATTTGACGTATGTTGTAGCGGAATTGTATCAAGGTTGTACTGATATATATATAGGCGGCATTGTTACGGTTCTTGAAAAACAAAAAATACAATATGCAAAGAATGATAACACTATTACATGTTCTGATCACATTAATGTTGGTATGACAGTGATTAATTATGACAAAATTAAAATATATGGAGGCAATCGATGAGTGATTATGGAAAAATCATAACGACTAATAGCGGTCGCAATATGCTATTAGAATCAATTAAAACAAAAACACCAGTTATATTTACAAAAATCTCTATCGGAGATGGGGTATTGAGTAATGAACCGATAGAAACATTAACGAAGTTAAAGCACTCATTGCTAGATGGCGGTGTACCAAAAGTGAATACATTAGGAAATGGTGAGATTGAAGCCATATCTACAATTGATAATAGCAATGTAACAATTGGTTTTTTTGCACGGGAATTGGGGTTGTTTGCAAAACTCGGTGACGAAGGTGAAGAACAACTATTTGCATATACTAATGCAGGTTCTAATGCAAGTTATATTCCGCCAAACACCAGTGTTGACGAGAAAATGATGGGAATTCAATTAGCCGTGGGTGATGCAAATGTTACAGTAAATGCTAAAAGCCATATGTACATTACTAATGAACAGCTAGAATCAGAAATTAGTAAGCACAACACAGACACAAACGCACATAATAATCGTTTCAAAGCACTAGAACAAACGACGCAATCACTCACTAGCAAAGTAAATGGTACGCTTGATAAAAAGTACGATAAGACTGGCGGTGCGTTGAACGGTGATATTATACTAACTGGCGAAAGTGGAATTAAGAGAGGTGATAATAGGTATTATTTATCTATATCAAGCAGTAACAGAGATGACGGAGCTAATATCGGGTTAGTAAGTGGCGAATTTTCAGATGAAGATAAAGCAGGAGCGTTTCTTATCGAAGCCAAAAATAATAGCACATCTAAATCCCTATTGGGCAAGCCAGACGGTACATTAAAATGGGATGACGACGAAATCATCAGACAAAGCATGCTGGCGACAACAGACACTACAAGTGCATTATCACAAGCACCGACATTACGATTAGTTAAATCGTTGCTAAGCGGATTGAATATCAAAAGCGGTCAAGACGTGCTACAAGCACTCGGAACTGAAACGTTACAAAGTCTTGGCGTAAAATACGATTTCAGCAACGAAAAAGCATGGTACATATGCCTTGGCAAGTTGTTCGGTGGCTTAATTATACAAGGGGGAATTAGTACATCTTACGACAAGCGAACATATGTCAATTTTGCAATTAGAGTAAACACAGTATTATCAGCACATGTAACATATATTACTAGTGCAACTCCTTATTCTTCAGAACAAGTCCATAGCGTTACAAACACTGGTATGTATATCGGAGATGATGATTGCCAAAAATATTACTTAATTATCGCACGCTAAATAGAATGATATTTAAAATCCGAACACTAAATAAAAGATTGGTGCATTAGGACCACCACCGTTTGAATCGTTAACAGCTGTTCCCTGTGTCAGCGATTTGTTATAAAAATAAGGTACACAACTACCGTCTGTATCTCGTGGGTGTATAGTAGTTACTTGTCCATTTAGTACTTTTTGACTAAACGCAATAGGATATGTAATAGTAACAACATTACAATATGAGTTGGCAGTAATTCCCCCTTGTTTAATATCCCATGCTTAGATAATAAACATCAGTGGCTGGAGATGTGGCGTTGACTTCAAACCTTGTTGTATTTACGTTATAAACAACCCATTCTTTATATAAGACGTTATTACCGTTATAATCTTTACCACATATGTTTTTAATAACAAATAAACATTTACTTTTATATGAGATAGGGAAATTTATTCTTCTTCCGTAATTGTAATCTGAACGATACATTCCCCCTTGTATAATTAGATTTCATTTAAGCATGCGAATAGCTTTTCTTAATTGAACAAGCGACTTATGAGTATACACTCCATCAGTTACGTTGCTACTAGCATGACCTAGCAATAGGCGTTTTGCGTTGTAATTTGCACCCACGTCATCTAATCGTGTTGCGAATGTGTGTCGGCAATCGTGCGTTGTGTGTTTAGCATTAATAGCTTTCATTGCTTGATTGAATTGATGTGCTAGTGATTGATATGTTCTACATTCTTCTATGACGTATTGACTATCAAGACGATTAATAATTATGTCATAGATTCTGTCGTGAATTGGAATTGTGCGAATGCCAGCCTTTGTCTTAGCTGATGTAATTCTAATTGTACGTTGTTTACGATTTACATTCTTAGATGTGAGATTGATTAACTCAGTAGCACGCATTCCCGTATATAAAAGTATTAATGGTATATCACGCAAAGGAGATGATAAACGCCATAGCTTATTGATTTGACGAGTAGTAAACGTGACGTGCGGACGAACGGGCGTATTAGTACCAATCTTGACATAGTGAGCATAATTAGTACTGATTAAATTATTGATGATTGCATAATCGAATAGTTGTGATAGCAACGAGCGAACTTTCTTGCAAGAACTGTATGATAGATGATTACGTAACATTGTATCGATGATAGATTGTAACTGTATATATGTAATCTCATCAATATATGTGTTGTGAATGCTTGTTGCATGTGCAATAGCAGAATGATAATTACTGATTGTTGTTGATGTAACGCTATTACGATGAGTTGATAACCATGATGTATATAGCTGATATAATGTATACTTTTTGCTTGCGTTTTGCAACGCGTCAACCGCTTCATCGTATGTACGATAATAACCTACAATTTTATAAGCAACATAGGGGCGTTTAGTCGCCCCTTTCATTTTCTCAATTAATTTCATTTTTTTACCTCTTTTTTTGCTAAGAAAGGACTAGATACTATGAATGAATATGTATTCGTGCTAGATGAGAAAGGCGTGCGTATCACGTCATTATTGCTTGGCGTACATGCTGATACGATTGAAGAATTAGAAAGGCTGGCACATGATGAATATAAAAATTGTACAGTCATTGTCGGTGATAGTACAATGCAAGCTGAATTTTTAAACAATAAAGCATACAAGAACGGTGTATTTATTGAAATTGAAGAAGAAAAACCATCTTTGTTAGAGCAAAAGAAACAGAAGATTGCACAAATTAAAGCAAAGTACAATGATAAATTTACTGCGTATGAGAACGCATTGTTGCGAGCAAGACTTGATGATAACGATAGTCAAGTCAAGAAATTACAAGAACTATATAGAGCTGATAAAGAAAAAATGATAGCAGAAATCAAGGGGGCGTAAGATATGGAATTTTGCGAATATTGTGGTAATACACTAGATGAAAACGGACGTTGTCCAGATGTTGATTGCGTGTGGAACGTGTTGTTAGACGCATTGGCAGAATGCGAAGAAGAAGAAAAGAAAGAGAAATAAAAAAAGAGCCTACAAGGCTCTTGATATGATATAATGTATACGAGATAGTAAGTGAGTTAGGTTCATCACTTAGGTGGTGATACTATGAGTATATACGAAGTGATATCATTGATGATACAATTCGCAGATCTTATAGTCGTTATTCTAAAATGAAAAACGACCTAATGTAAGAAACACTAGGCCATTTTGCAAGAATTTTAAATTTTTTGAGATGAGCCTAGCGGGTCTAATCACTTGCTATCTCTTTACATTTATTATAGCACATATGGTCAAGACATCGAGAGATGTCTTTTTTTTTGTAGAAAGGGGCGACGAGATGTGGACGTGGCAATTTCAATTAGATGACATTTTAACGACGTTGTCGATTGTAGCAGTTATCGGCGGTGCTAGTTATCGTCTGATGATTTTACCGATTTTAACAAGAATCAGTGATGAACGCATGCAAGATAATCTCATTTTTACTGAACGGATGGGAGCATTAAACGAAACGCTCTTAGAGCTTAAAACAGAGATTAAGCTATCAAGAGAACAACGCACAAAAGCTTATACAGAGCATGTGAGATTGACTGCACGTGTGGACGGATTAGAAACACGAGTAGATGAATTACGGGAGGACTTTCATGAGCATACTGCAAAAGTTCATTAGCACATCGAAACAAGCGTATCAATCGATACGCATAGCGACAATTAAACCGACTGGAATATTAGCAACAAGAGTACTAGTATTTACAATGCTAGTGCCTATTTTGTTAGTCGTGGTTGAATACGTGTTAGCATTTATTCAAGGGTATGTGTCTGATGACATGAACAAGCTTATTAACGTTGGTATCAACATTATTGATCATATCTTTATACCGAGTGTGCTTACTGCGTTAGTCGGTTTTCTTGCACTGTGGGTAGACAAAGATGGTGATGGGATCCCAGATAAGCTAGAAGAAAAGGATAGATAAAGAGGGGTGATAAGAATGAAAAAAGGGTTTGATATTTCAGCATGGCAAGAAGATGGGAACGGGCGACCATATTTTACTGACGAACGAATGGAACAAGCGAAGACAGAGGGTAATGAGTTCGTTATTATAAAGTTAGGCGAGAATTATTGTGTTGATGATTTCTTTACAGAACATATCACGTCAGCATTAAACGCTGGACTTGAAGTCGGTGTATATTACTTTAGTCATGCATACGACGAGGCAACAGCTGTACAAGAGGCAGAATGGGTCATTAATACACTTAATAGTTACGGCTACACTAATTATCATCTAAAAGCTGGCATTTGGTACGACTATGAAGAGCATAGGCAGTTACGTAATATGATTAATGTCGGAGCGTTAACTAAACAAGTAATGACTAACTGCATTAGTCGATTTATAAACAGACTGTGGCGAGCTGGGTTTGAAAATGTAGGCGTGTATAGTGGATATTCATTGCTATGGGATGAAACATACGCATATAGTCAAATGCCAAGCGTGCCAGTGTGGGTGGCTCAATATAACAGCACTTGCGACTATCCAAATGTTAAAATATGGCAATATTCGTACAATGGAACAGTAGCCGATAAAGAAGTAGATGTAAATTATATGTACGAGTAA